AGCTATAGAAATTTTATCTATGTGTGATTCAAATGTACTTTCAAAATTTACAATAATTGAATCTTGTTTAATTAAATCGTCGGTTGCTATGAATATAGTTCTAATTAGAAAATCAAAATCGTTTTCCAATATAACAAAGAACACTACATTCTTACTAACTAAACTATCATCTAATCTTTCTTTAGCATCCTTAGACAATTTGAATTCCCAAGAAGATTTAACACCATTCCATACTACTGTTAATTCTGTTTTATCAGTTGGTGTATCTGTAATCCATTCAAATACATTGTTTCTAAAACCATACATTTGTTCAGTAATTTGCATATGGACTAATTTAGTAGTTCCATCTTGTGTCTTTGCATAGCCTACTACATGCTCGTGCATCTTACGAACACCAGAATTAAACTCATTAAACTCGTCAAGCGTTAGTTCAATACTATGTGTATGATGCGGTAGTTTTTCATTAGATACAGAATAAATTACACCAGTTTTCTTATCATAGTGTGCATAGTACGTTGTATCAATTTGCGGGATTGGAAATAGTTTACGAGCCATTTAAAGCCTCCAATCTTTGTAAAATTTTATCTGTAATAAAATTCTTTTCCACATAATGGAATAATTTACTTTGCTTAATATTGCCTACAATTAATTCGCCACGGCTATTAAAGATAAAAGGAACAGCATCTTGCCAACTTAATGGAATAGTTGGCCATCCTTGTATAGGTGTTTTCATATGAACAAAATTCATAGGATTACATACGTCTATGACTTGTTCATGGACGCCCATAATTTCTATTGCAGTTGCCGCCGCTAAATCCATACTTAACCATTCTTGGTATTCTTTCATAGCAAAATGATCATAACACCACTGCCAGTTATTACACACAAATTCTAGTATTTTATAAAACTCAAATGCTGGTTGATTCTTTTTAAAATAATGCAAGGCAAAATACGGATTAGACAAATGATTTGCAATAAATGCCTTACGATGATAAGTGTCTTGTATTAATTCTAATTTATAATTCTTAATTTGACTACAAAATTTAACATCATAATTTCTACAATAATCCCACCATGTAGAAATATCTTCAAGCATGAGCATATCGGAATCTAATACAATCGTTTCTTCATACGGTGTGGCATAGTACATTTTCCATCTATGTTCACCTTGCAATACGCTAGTGCCTTGCGATTCAAACGGAATAGGAATAATCTGATCAAATACATGAATATATTTTTCAGGTACTGGACTATTTGTAACTAGTGATACGTTCTTAACTGTAGTTTGACTTGACTTGATACTTAATGCTAAAGCATAAGCCTGCTTAACATAATCGACAGTTTCAGTATTTTGTGCAAATAATAAAAATCCTTTAGACACCTAAACCTCCGTCTATATAACGACTCAAACTTAATTTGTTAATTACATGTACATCTAAGCCTGTAGTTTTAGCCGCAATATATTCTCCTAAGAAATCTTTTTTCTCAATTAAAAATTTCATTTTATTGCCGTCAATTTTTACAAGTATATCTCTATCCATAGCATAGAACATTTTACCAGGAAGTTCTACTGCAAATTGTCCGTTAGTTTTTCCATTCATAATATGTATAGCAATACTAAAGGCAAAATCATTCCTAAACAGTGGACTATCTATGCTATACAATGTTCTAAAATAAATCCAGTTTGTTTTAATGTAGGTTATAAGATCAAAGAAGCTTTGCATAATTTCATTTTTTTGAAATACAAAAGCTGTAGCCCAATAAAAAGGAATACTATATGGATTAATTCTTTTAAATTCAGGACCTGTACGCCAGTCTGTTATATCCATGCTTCTTGAATAAATTTGAAAATCATGATCGTTTTCAAATGCAGATTTAAGTAAAGAAGATCCTAGTATGTAATCACTATCGATTACTAGTGTTTTATCGTATGGTGTTAAATTGTATACTTGACTACGTGACAAGTTTTTCCAATCTAGCATTTTAGACGATAAGGAACCGTCATAAAATTTCTTTTGATATTCTTGTTTTGCTATTGGAATTTCTATTACTTGATCAAAAGGATGATCAGCATACGTATCAAGAAATAATCTTTTATTGTCTGTTACTAGCGATACAGGAATTTCTAAATATTCTTTAACACGACCAGCGGCAAACACCGCCATTTTATTGTAATCAATAGTAGCAGTATTCTGAGCAAATATTAATGCTCCGTTTGTCATAGCTCTACAATATCCGAGACTTTTCTTTTAGATTTAATCTCATTAAATTTTTCAGTATATTCATTTAATACTTCAAAATGTACAGAAATAATATTATCAAAAAACTCCTGTACATTGGAAATGATTACAGGATAATTATTAGCATCTAAAAATGGCACATCTGTTGTATGTCCAAGATCCAAAATTGTTTTTGTAAGATTGATTAGCTCAGGTGTGATTTTAAATGTTGCACCCTTGACATAATAGAATAACTTTTGATCGTATTCTTCAAAAATTATGCGTCTTTGATTTGAAAGTGTAGCCATATAATTTGCTACACTAAATGCTTTTTCGATTCTTTCGTCCATAGATAACTCCGTAATGTACATAATACACTACAGTAATTATCTTGTCAATGGATTAGGTTAAGCTGGTCCTGAAGAAGCGGCACTTGGGAAATAGCTATTTGGTGTGGTCATTGATACGTTTCCACCAGTTGCATAGTACGCTGTTACGGTACTGGTTAATGTACCTTCTACGTTTTCATCAATACCATAAGGGCCGTATGGTCCATAGGTAGTTGTATTTGCAGTAGTTGAAAGATCTGCAAATTGAATTGTAAGTGTAATTACAGTTCCAGTACCATCAATATTTGCATAGATAGTAATTGCATTAGGACTGTATGTAGGACTTGCAGTTGCTTTAGTATATATCTGTTGGTTGCTTGTATTTAAACTAGTATAACCAATGCCGCCTGCGGCAGTACCGCTTGGAGCTGTAGTTCCATTAACACCAAAAGCAACAGTTCCCATACCACTTAATATAGTTGCCCAATCGTTACCTTTTTGTTGACTACCGTCAACTGGTATAGCTGTTAAACTTCCAGTGATTTGGAGTTGTCCGCCTGAATTAAAATAGTATCGAGCGGCGGCAGCACTTGGAAATGCTATTGTTACACTGTGAGTAATTGTTCCATTCCAAGGAGTTGTTCGTTGGTCCGACTTCAATGTAGTTGAAGTCATCTGTGTACCATCAGCTGTAAGTTTTTGAGCAAGAATTAACTGTGCAAAATTATAGTAGGCCGCACGGTCGTACTCTCTAACTAGCGTTGTAGTTGTCACATCTGTTAAATTTCCAGATTCGTTTTGACCAGTTTGGTGCTGACGGCAACAAACCATGTCTGCTTTGAGTTTTTGCCAATCAGTGGCTTTAATTTTGTCGCCTACAGCAACTTGGCTACTACTAACTAGTTGTCCGTATCCAGTAGTGCCTGAACCAGCACCCAAGACGCTGGCGGCTACTGATTGTATAGCATTGTAGTCACTAGCGAGAATTCGTGTACCTTGTCCAGCCATTTTTTATCCCTTATAAATCTATTATAGTATTATACATTCAACTAGTGTTTCATCTGTACTGTTACAATCTTCAAGAGCAACACCAAATACAATTGGTGCAACTTCAGCTCCAGAAAGCATAACATTTATGCTGACACCTAAACCATTTCTATAAGCAGCCATTTGGTCGCCTTTCTGGCATCCACCGATTACTCTAACTGGAACTCGTCCTTTCAAAGCTACGTATACACCACCTTCAAGTTCAGAATTCATCATATATCCTGGCTGTGTACTTATCACACCAATTGGTTGAGCACCAAATTCATTGCATGGACATATTTCTGCAGAACCGCCTACTGTAACTACTGTACCCGGTATTAGTTCTCCATATTCAGGACTTGGTAAATATTTCTCAGCCAAGTCAGCATAAAAACTTGTTGTACTTGCACCGTTAAACACACTGGCATTTACAGCACCTGTACTATCACGAGCAACAATAGTATTATTACTTGAGGCAACACTAGCAGTTCTATATACACCACCTACTGATACACTATCAGCTTGTGTTGCTGTTCCATGGAATGTAGTAGCCCAGACATCACTCCATACCAATGAACTAGTTCCTAAACTACTTACCCCGGTAGTACCTGGTACTACTGTCAATCCGACTAATTGTAAAGGAGTTTGAACCTGAGAAGCTACTGTTGTTTGAAACTTGATAGTATCATTACTTTGATTCTGAATAACTGGAGTAGATGCGTTGTCATTGAATACACGCAATCTTGTAACTGGATTACCAACGGTATAACCAACGTCTGCAAAATTAACAACACTACTAAATCCTGCACTACCAGTTTGAACAAAGTTACTAGCGGCTAATCCACCTAGTCTATCTGAGTTAGTAGCAGTTCCCCAGAATCTGTGAGCACTGGTTGTAACTCCAGGAGTACCGCTATTGTTTGTATAGCACAATGTAACACCTTGCTGAATTGTAGTAAATCCAGTAATAGAGTTTTGTGTATTATCTAATGTAAATGCCGCATCAGGGTTAATAATAAAGATTGTTTGGCCATTATCAATGGCTTCAATAATTGTATGACTACCGCCAAATGAATCTTTAACACTAGTACTCAACATTTGAGTAGTTAATGAACCTTTAACTGCTTGTGGGCCAATTAATGTAAAATCTGTACCGTTGTATGCTTTTAACTGATTAGTACTTGTATCAAACCAAAAGTCGCCAACTGTAAGGCCGCTAGGAGCATTTGAACCAATTTCTGCGCCACCAGTTGTGCGCCACTTGGCGGCATCCCAGAACTTTAATTTACTAGTTCCGCTATCAAACCAAATCTGTCCTGCTACCGGGCCCGGAGGACTGTTAGCACTGGCAAAATTTTCCAGCAGATAGACAAAATTTTCGTTTTGGAGTTGTCCGTATCCAGCGTAATTCTTTCCGATTAATTTAATGTCCAGGCTAGCATCTACGGTGCCGTCTGCGACCGTTGCAACTAGTGTTCCATTGTAGTGATTGATAGTATATGCCATCGCCCCTGTTCCTTATTCTTTAGTATTTATCATTATTTTGGCTGTCTTTACCAGCTAGTAATTGCAGTTCGCTTCCATGTGTTGGTTGCAACACACACATACAAATACGTAGAACTCCATGCAATCTGCCCTGCTACGCCCGCAGATGTACTAGTTGCAGGAGTAGACGCTGATATTCTAAAAGTTCCGTTTACATCTAGTGTTGTTTGTGGATTATTAGTAAAAATACCGGCTTTATTACCTGCTGTACTAATATAAAGAGCAGTAACTTGTCCACTGTTTAATACAGATATTTGGAAATCTTGATTAGGTGTATTTGATTGCATCTGGAATACTCCAGAGCTAACATTAAGTTGATTTTGACTTAGCGTTCCTAAAATTAACGGAGTAGTATTAGCTATGGTTATTGTACCTGATAAATTACTATCATCTGTCAAAGAAACAAAGTCTGCCGCAGTATATGTTTTTGCATTAGCACCTACTAAGGTTTGAGCACTTACCGCAGGCACATTAAATACTACACCCGAGTAACTGCTAGCAGTGAATCCAATGTTTATATTCCCGCTAAATCCTGTTATAGGTGAACCAGGTGTAAAAGCATCTTTACTAAAGATTCCAAGCAATATACCGCCCACATACATGTATACAATCGTATGTCCAATTTTATTGATATCAAGCACATCTTCAACTATAAATCCACTTTGTCCTTGAGTTGATGTATAGATAGGGCCTGCAAGTCTATTCTGAGTTCCGTCATTAAAGAATAACTGACTAGTAGCACTATTAATCCAAATATCACCAGTTGTCAAACTACTAGGAGCACTAGAGCCAATAAGAGTACCACCACTGACTTTAAATTGTGCGCCGTCATATACTTTTAAACGATTTTGTGTAGTATCAAACCATAATTGTCCAATAATAGGATGTGCTGGCTGGCTAGTATTTGCAAAATTTTCTAGCAAATGCACAAAATTATCATTAATGAATACTCCATATCCAGTAGAATTTTTACCTACTAAGGTTAAATCGGTAGCTTGCTGATCGATAGTTCCATCAATAATCGATGTTAGTGTGCTTCCGTTAGTTAAATTTATTGTATAACTCATTAAATAGCCCCAGTGAAAATTATGTAGTTAATAGTTTGATATGGATTCATTACTGTTAACGGAGTTCCAGTAGTGCTACTAATCATACTACCGCTATCTGATAATCCATAGCCCTGAGCAGTACCACCTGTTGAAGCCAAACCACGTCCGGGAGTAATATCTGTAAGTTTACTTTCGTCTGAACCAACCACTGGGTTTGGATTGCCCACTGCATAAAACTGTTGATATCCATCGTTAAGATTATGTTTGTGATCTGGAAGATTAGTTGTTTGTAATGTAATTGATTGACTACCTGCTGTTAATCCAACGTTATCTGCATTTACGTCTGAAACTCTATTAGCCATTCCGCCACTTGTAGATATTAACGCACCTGAGCCGTCTTTACTTGGAACAGTAATCTTGTTATTCATATTGTCTGCACCGAGCGGAAATCTACCTCTTAGGTCAGGAATAGCAAATGTTGCTTGTCCAGCTAACGCACTGGCCGCTTTGTAAGTATATTGTAGTACACCAAATAGTGCAGGATATTTGCTAATTTGTACTTCGGTACCGTCACATAACAAGTAACCTGTCGGAACAGTTGCCGCAGTTCCTGCAAAAGGAAATATTGCACCAACTGGTACAGTGGCTATATGATTAAACAAGACTGATTTACTCATACTTGCTAGTCCAGCACCTGGTCTGTATACTAAGAATTGATCAGTTAGCTGGCTATCGCTTACTGGTGCTCGACTAGTAATAATACCTTGGTTAATACTAGTATTAAAAGTCAATGTTCCTGTTTGGGTTACACCATTAAAACTTACACCTGGACTAGATACATCGCCTGTTAAAACAAATGTTGTAGCTGTTTGCAAAAATGCGGCGCCGCCGCTAATACTACCTGTTAAAGATCCGCTAAATGATCCGCTAAAGTTACCTTGGAATGTCTGTGCATAGATATTTCTAAAAGGTCTAGCGGCTGTACCAATATCATATGTATTGGCCGCTGAATCAGATCCGGGTAACAATACACTTGCCGCCACTGGTTGTCCGTTTCCGTCTAGATAATTGATATAGTTTTGACCGTATGTTATAACATCATCGCCAAATCTTGATTTTTTAGCAACAGTTAAACCACCAGCTGTTTGTATACTTGCACCGCCTGGATCAAAAGGACTTACACTAGTATAATCAATATCTGCAATACCAGTTACAATTAGTCTACCTGGTACTGGTGCTGTAGGAACTGTTCCGAAAAATTGCAAAGTTACTGTTCCATTAGATGCACTACCGCTAGTATGAGAAGGTGCAACTACTTCAGTAGTACCTGCTGTTGTAACTTTGTAGTAATAATTGTTATAAGTGATATAACTGTTAAGTGCTAATAGCGTATTGGATGTCCAAGGTACTGCTTGTGTACTAGGATCATCTTTAACTGTTAAGCCGCCGATAATATCTAGTGTACTTTGTGGGTTTGTATTATTTGCACCAAGTCCTAACTTAGCATCCGCACTTAGGTGGAAGCTGGTAATAACTGATCCCTGGTTGTTTGTACTAAGTTCAATGCTATTACCACTGTTCTTAGAATATAAAACAGTAGAGTTACCGTTAACACCAATGTTAAATCCAAGATTGGCACCAATTGTTAAACCGCCATCATTACGCAAGTTAATTGGAAAGTTGGCAATAGTGGTCGAATCGCCACGAAGGAAGTTGGCAGCTGGAACTGCTGTGGTTCCAACTAGTAGTGCATCTGCTTGTTGGGCAGTTCCCCAGTAGCGTGTTAGGCTATTTACATTAGTTGAATCAGTTGAACTTAAATTTACACCTTGGTTAATAGCTTGGAAGCCGGCAATTGCTGACTTTGGAGTAAATGTATCCTTACTAATAATA